CTATTGTCATAATTATTCTGTTGTATTATAAAATATTGTAAACCTACACTGAAATGTTGCCCCTGTATTTGCACACTGGAAACTTTCTATTGCAGTGTGAGTTGCTGATGTTGATGTCCAATATAAATTTGTACTACTATCATACGCCCAAATACCTAACCAAGATTTTGCTGTAGCTAATCCTGCCCAATAAGCAACACTTCCATTACCCTCTACAGAAGTAGTTGCAAGTTGACCATGTACGGTAAATGGTAATCCTCTAATCACAAGTTGACCTGCTCCGCCAGAATTTGCTGAGCATCGTAATCCGCCTTTTATATATACAAGAGAACCTATTTTTATATAAACACCCTCATTAAAAGTATAAGTACAAGTTGGGTCACTAGTAGCTCCTCCTAAAGTTGGAGTCCATAAACCTTCTTCATAATCATCTAATAAGTTAGCAGATGCTGTACCACCAAGATAGATACCTGATGCACTTGCATCTAGTGCTGTTGATGATAATGTTAAGTCTTTACCACTAGCCATTGCTAAACCAGTAGAATTAACTGTAGCAATATCTGCCCCTGCTGATTGTAGTTTTATCTCACCACTTGTATCTGATGTAACTACAACACCATTAGTTGTATCTGCATTTATTGTACTTGACATTATATAACCACCCATTTACTAGAAGCAGGAACTGTGACTGATACTCCACTAGATAAAGTTACAGGAGATACTGACATTGCATTGTAACCTGTAGGGACTGTGTAGTTAGTTCCTATAATTGAATTATTTATAAAAATACCATTGGTTGCACCTAGCTGTGGTGCTATACCTGTGTTGTCTGCATCTTGAACTACAGCTTTTTCAGCAGGGTAAGTACAAAATACATCACTTGTACCAGCTAAAGTAATTTTATTACCACTATTGCTAGACTCTAATACAGTATCTCTGCTTAAAGTTGTACCTGAAGCTGTATAAGTACCTAGACCTACTTCGTAGCTGTTACCATCACTTGTAATAGCATAGTAAGTTGTATTGTAATCACCTATAGCAGCAAAAGATTGAAAACCTGCACTTGCTCCAGCTAATGTAACTGTGCCTGTACCTGTTGTCGTAGTGGTTTCTTTTACTCTATCTTTTACGATAAGAGCCATATTTTATCCTTACGCTAATTCTACAGTTAAGTTGCCTGTAGTGATTTTAAATATATCACCTGTATCAATAGTTTTAGAAGCATCTAGTGCTGTGTGGTATAACATATTACCACCACTAGCAGAATCCCATAAACCAATCCATCCTACAGTTCCCCATGATGCTGTGCAAGTTGGAAAAGTAACATCTGCATCTGTAGCAACTAAACCTGATGTTCCTGAAGCTGTAGCAAAAGAAGCAGTAGTTCTAGCATAAGCACCGCCAGAAACTTCTGTACCAGTTCCTGCATCTGTTGGGTCTGCTGTGTGTAATGATACATAAGGGTCATTAACTGCTGTAAAAGCAGTTCCGTTAAGTGTTGCGTTTAGAAGTGCGACTTCTAAATAATCCGACATTTCAGCCATAATAATTTACCTCGTTGAGTTAGTAATAGTAAGTGGTTGAGCAGGGTATTCAGATTCGTCATCACTCTTGCGTAGAGCGTTTACTCCTCTGTCATACATACTTGCCCATGTTGCAAGTCTTTCATCATTCATCAAATATGGTTCTGCTTCACCTAGTGCAGCGTAAAGTAATAAATCAGGTGTATCTGCTAACCAAAGGTTAGATGAATTAGTGCCGCTTAAATATTCTGGTTTATAAAAGTAAACCATTTGTAGCGTGTAAACACTATCAGGGATAGGAGCAAATTGAAACTCTGCACCGAGCAGTGTATATCTACTAGGTAATCCAGATTCTGCGGTATGTGCATTTCTAAAGAAATTACTTGTAGATAAAAATTTAATTGTTTGTGGTGGGTTGCCTTGTAAATGCAAATCTTTCATAGCAATAAAATCAGAAGGTAAAGATACTGTTGCATCACCTGCTGTTGTATCTGCCGTAGCAACTTTAAGCATTTGTCTAATTCGTAAGTCTCTGACAAGTCTATCTTCTGCTAATCTTATAAACTCTGGTATCTGGGTTGTTAAATCAGAACGAGCTAAATAATCAGCTATAGTCGCTTGTAGCGTTGTGTAATCTGTAAAAAATGCCATTTAGATTCTGCCCTGTTTTGTTCTAAAAAATCTATTGTCTGGGTCGTTTAACCATGCAAAGAATTTCTTTTGGTCTAATACATGAAACCCTCTCATTATTCCTTGTTGGTTTAACTTATCAATAACAGTTAAAGGTATAGAAGCTATCTTGTTATCAAAGACATCCTCACCCCATTTTGTTGAGCTGTTATTGTATTCTTGTTTATTCTTTTCAATGATGTCAGTTACATCTTGATTGGTCTCTACAATCTTGCCATCATCTGTATTATGTTCTTTGAATTTTCTCATTTTATTCTCAATAATAATACTGCCCTCGTGAGAGGGCAATATAATGTTTAACCTAAATTAAACTGCCAAGTCAGCAACGATACCATGTGCTTTCTCGTTAGATACTTGTAGAGTGTACTCAACAAGCATTTGATGCTTCTCACTGTCACCAGTTTTAGCCAATAGATTTGACTCAAATGGTCGTAGTGTAGCAACAGATGCCATTGTTGGGTCAAGCACTAATGCTTGCTCTGCATCTGGAGTTGTATCAGCAGTCATAAATCTGTCAGGTACAACAGATAAAGTACCAAAGTCTGATAAGTAAACATCAGCAGCACCAATAATAGTAGTTGCTTTAGCAGCAGGAGCTTGATAACGCTGCTCTGCAATACCAGTAAAAGTAGATACTACTTGTTTTTGTGTTGGCGGTACAACTAATAGAGTTGGGTTACCACCATTTTCAAAACATGATTTAACAACATCTTTTAGTTTAGCTTCTGTAAATGCAGAAGCAGTAGCACCTTCTGTTCTAGCGGCTGTGCCGTTAGCACCAACAGGAGCAACACCATCTGTCATTGTTACAAAGTTAGTACCAAGCCATGATTGAATAGAGCCAAGTAGTCTAGCTGCTGAACCAGCAGTACCATTACTTGCAGCTACATTACCAAGAATAGTTTTTTCCATGTCTCGTTTTAGTTCTTGTCCTGCTTTAGCTAGTTGGTAAGCTGTTTCTGTTTTACGACCAGCTTTATCAACTGCATCAAGAGTTCCAGAGATATGTACTGTTTTACCTTGAATTTGTGTTCTGTTACCTACACGAGTTGTAGGAGTATCAGAAGCACCTGAAGCATCAGCACCTTCAATTAAGCCTGCTGCACTAGCTGCTGCTAGGTCATCAGTTTGCCATTCATGATATGTTGCTGTTGCCTTTGTTTTACCAATAGATGAAACTACTGGTGTTTCGGTTGGTGCAATGTTGAAGATAGTGTTGCTTAAATCTTCTCTTTGACCAATCGCTGTATAAGTTCTAAATTCTGCCATTGTTTTTCCTTAAATAAAGTTTTCAAAAATAGCTGCGGCATCTCTGGCATCACCAGTTTGCTGTAGCCGTTTCATTTGTTTTTTCTGTATGTCGGTTACATTCTGCTTTACTTTAGCTCCAGACTTTACAGTCTTGGGTGCTTTAGCGACTTTTTTCTTAACACCAGCTTTACCTGCCATTAATTTGTCGTACTGTGCTGCTTTATGTAATACCAATACATGGCGAGAGTCATAGACTTGAGATAATTCCTCGTCTGTGAAACCAACCTTTTTTCCGTAGCTACGAATGTCATTTCTGACTTGTTCGCCTTTCGTTTTGTCTGAAAACTCTGGTAAGGATTCTGCTAGTTTTATTTGTTCTTGTTCTACAAACTTTTGCATTTGTGCTTGAGATTCCGTTTGTTGCTCTTGGGCAAGACGAGCTCTTTCAGCCTGCACTGTTTGTAATTGTTCTTTCTTTTCGGTCATTTCTGCGACCTTAACTGCATATCCTACTGGGTCGTTCTCTTTCATTGCTGCTAATTCTGCTGGATTGTCATTAGTTCCAGTTAAGAATTGTTCTATTGCTTGCAATTTAGTTTGATAATCATC